ATCATTTATCTCACTACTAACTACATTCATTAAATCTAAATCAGTAGCTTCTACATTAAATGCACTAGATCTTGTTATGTATATACCATTACCTATAGTTGAATAGCTGAACCCACCTGGAAGTTCACCTATGATACCACCAAGAATGGTATCAGCTGTTACACATGTTGATTGATCGAATGGTGTAGGAGCAGGTCTAACTGCTTTTATATTAGCTTTTACTGTTACTGCAGAATGTTCTGTAACTTCAATTACATATGTAGCATTACCCCAAGTAGCACCACCATTACTAGAATGTCCTTCAGCATTATTCAATACTACGGATGTAGTATCCCCATCTTCCCAGTCTTCACCACCATGCAGTAATTCTACTCTTCTACTATAACTACATTGCCAGTTATCAGCACCTGGGTCATCATCTGTATTTGTTCCTGGTACCTGACCTTGTTGACCTATTGTAGTTATTCTGAAAGTTAAATTTTTTCTGTTTCCTGTATTAGTTTCTGCACCACTAAAGACTTGAGTACCTATACCAGGACAATGCCCTGAATGAGAGCCTTCATATAAGTTATCACTTTGTACTTTTAATCTAGTAGCAGTTTTTATAGTAGATACGTTTTCGTTATCATAAATATTTAGACCATATTGCCTTCCATTCTCAGCCTTCTTAAGTTCTATATACGCCCAATGAGCATGAGGTCTAGCGTCTGTAGTACCTGTTGTACCTACAACTGTATCTCTATTATTAAGATAAGTAGTATCGTTAATAGTTAATGCTTGGACATCTTCAGTATTACTAGCAGATAAGTAGTTAGTGATGGCTGTGTGATCAGAATTACCTGCATTGTATGCTGAGTTATCTGTGTGATACCATACATTTTTCTCAGTACCATCAGAACATTTCCACATTCTAATCTTACCGTCAGTAGCTACCTGACCTATGTATGCACCTTCAGATTCATCACGATAATAATGAAACCATGAACCACCTGCAGGTATATTACTTGCTAATCTATCAGCTCCTACACGTTTAGTACCAGGTCTTTTGTATAATCCTTTAGATAAATGAGGTATAGCATTCACTAAGTTTTTAACCATGCCTGGATTTTTTTTATCATCTGACTGCTCAGACATACCTCCAACATAGTTGGGTACAGTTTGTGTAATTCCTGCCATTACCTTGCTAAACTCCTCCAGGGTTGATACCCAGTATACACACTATCTTCAGGTAGACCGAACATAGTATGATTACCTTGGTTACATTCATATTCTATACAAGCTGCTCTAGCGAATGATTCTCTAGTAGCTAGTAGTTGTACTAATTGAGGGTTACCAACTAATTGTGTAGCTGCTCTACCAGCTGCCATATTAGTAACGTATCTCTTGAATACAGAGGGTAGATCTTCAAATTCAAATAGTCTTGTGATATCTAAATCTATACCATCGTCTGGTAGATCACCCCAATCATCAGTGTGATCAAACTTATCATATAAATATCCGTTTCTCTTTACTACATCATATTGTCTATGTGACCAGCCTTTGGACACATCCATTTGAAGTATATCATTACCTATTGCTATTTTTTTAATACCACCAACATCAGCTGGTATGTAAGCTACATGTTTTTCAGTATTAAAATGCCAACCTTCGCTTTGTATATCTACGTTTGAATCTCGTAGTAAGTTATAGACAAACTGAACTTCTGGGTTAGCGTTGGTAACTACACCTGTATTAGGATCTTTCAGGACACTAATAGGTGACTGACCAATAGCTCCCAGGATTGAGTTAACAGCGGAGAGTTCGGTCTCGGTATCTACAGTTGTGGAAGCCATATAAAGAATTGTTAATAAAAAAGGGGAGCGTGAGAACTCCCCTATGTACATTACCCGAATGCAGCAGGCTTTGTAGCTGTTCCGCAGAACAACTCAACAGCAGCAGCTGGGTTAAGATAGTCGGCTCCCATAGCCAAGCGTCCTAGAATGACATCGCCCTGATAAATCACGGATACATCACCAGAAGTTACTTGAACTTGAGGTCCGATTGCTTCGACAACGCCAGCGGCTTCCTTCTGGAAGATAAGTCCACAACTGTTGTTGAACTTAGCTTCTTGTCCGTAGTCGTTAACGGTGTCATTATGTTGATCACCCATTGCTTCGCCAACGAATGAACCTGTGTTACCAGGATCAGTTGTGCCAGGAGCAGTGGCTGATGCAGTACCATACTTAGTACCAAACTTACCGAAGAACGGAATGTTCATTGACTTGTAGATCTTGATACCTGCGATCTCGTAGACACCTCTACCTGATTGTAGAGCATCTCCTTGCTCGTCACGGTTAACAAGATAAGCACCAATTCCACTTCCATCTAGTCCCTTGATAAGAGCATAGTATTGGCGTGGGTTGATAACAGCTACACGTCCTTCAGTACTTACACCCTTCTCGTCTAGTGCAGCTGCAGCATCATAGAATGCAGTCACTAGCTTGTCTGGATCATAAGCTTCAGCACCTGAGTTAGTAGCAGAACCAACTTGAATCTGTGTTCCGCCTGGTTCTACGAAGTTAGTCTTCGTTACAGGTGATGCTTTACGTGCAGCCTTGGTGATTGCACGGAAGATACGACGGTCATAATTCTCTGCTAGAGCATAACCGATTTTACGTGAGATCTCTCCCCTTAAGTCGTAGTGGGAAAGTGTCTCGTCTAATTCATATACGAATGCACTGGAGATGAGCAAGTCATCACAAGTGATTGTCTTCTCAGCTACTGGAGGAGCATTGTCTGAGTTACCAAGAATGGATTGACC